GGGGTGGGTAGGGGCTAGGCGGTCATCGCGCGGATGTGCGCGGCAAGCCGCTGCGATGCCCCATCGTCTCGTTGGGGCGTTGCCCGTGCATCGTCACGTTGCACGGTGATGGCCCGGGCCGCGGCGGCGATGCGCTTGGCCTGGGTCTGTGAAAGTCCTTCTCCGTCGCGAAGAAAGGCTTCGAACTCTCGAATTGGGGGAGCCTCGTCGCCAGCGACAACAAGGTCTTGGGGCGCATTTCGGAACAGCTTGATCACCGCTGAGCGCGCGTGCGCGTCCTTCTTTTCCTTCTTTTTGGCCGGCGTCATGCTGTCGGCGAATCCATTTTCGACGGCGTCCCGGGCGCTGAGCCAGGTCTCCGCCGTCATCCAGTCGGACAGGTCGCCGCGCGACTGCTCGGTCCGCGCGCTGTAGATGTCGATCAGGTCGGACTTCAAGCCCTGCAGAACATCAGCCTCGGCGCGCAGGTCCGCCGCGTTTCCCATGGCGAATGTCCATGGGTCATGGACCATGAAGCGCGAACCCTCGGCGATGCGGACCTCGTCGCCGGCCATCGCGATCACAGAGGCGATGCTCGCGGCGATGCCTTCGACGTGCACCACCACATGGGCCGAGTGACGGGCCAGCGCGTTGTAGATCGCGACGCCTTCGAACACGAGGCCGCCGGGGCTGTTCAGGCGAACATTCATGGTCTTCACATCGAGGGCCGCGATTTCCTTGGCAAACTCCTCTGCGCTGACGCCACCGAGCCAGCCGCCGATGTCGCCGTAGATGAAGACCTCGGCTTCGTCGGCGCCTTCGGCCGCATTGACACGAACGACACCCGGGCCGACGGCCGACGCTGGGCAACGGTTCATCGCGCCTCGCATCACGGCGAGGTCAAGAATCTTCTTCATGGTCTTACTCCTGTGGCTCGTCGAGTTCGGCAAGCACGTCGTTCAGCAGGCCGTCGGCGTCTCGGATGCGGCGTTCATTGCGCGAAGACAGGACGCGGCCGACGTTCAGGCGTTGCCGGCGCTGGTCGGCAGGTTGGTTGTCGTCGCTTGGTTGATCCGAAGATTCGGCGCCTGCGCGGGGCGGCAGCTTTGCGGCCTCACCCCCCATCGGGTCAAGATCCTCGAGCGCTCGGATCTCGTCCTGCGTCATGAACGCGGGCGAGCCGCCTGAGCCCAAGGCCTTAGCGTAGAACTCGCCGCGGTCAGCCGCCGATGCGGCCATCAGCGCGTTGGTCGTGAACTTCGTGTAGTAGCCGCCTTCGCGGCGCTCGGCGTCGGTCAGCAGGTTGATGTCGGCCGAATCCTGGATGCGCTTGAACCACCGGCCCATCGTGCGGACCTTGTGCGCGTTCTCCATTACTTCCGCGCTGGCGTACGTGTTTGCTTTATCGCCGGTATAGCCCACAATAGTCGGAAGCACGCCGAAGAAGCGGCAGACATCCTCGATCTGATGCTGCCGCATCTCCCGGTGCTGCGCGTCCACGCTGGTCATGGTCTGCTGCAGCCACTTCGCTCCGCGGTCCAGCACCAGAGGCGTCCCGGCTCCCGCCGCAGCCTGCTTCTTCAGCCAGTCCGTGAGCTGCTCGTACTGTTTTTTATCCAGCGTCGAATCGACCGAATAGACACCAGTCGGACGCACACCGTTCGCGTGCAGACTAGAGACGCTGTCCTCCAGTGCGATCGATAGCCCCAGCGCCTCGCGCGCCAGCTTCAGAGTTTCCAGGCCGAGGAAGCCATCCCACGAGGCGCCGCGCACGTGCCAAATACGCGAGCGGTCCAGGGTCTCTTGCTTGCCATCACGGCCTGTTACCAGGTACACAGGCTCGTACCGATCGGACAGCTCCGCCGTCACCCGGCACGGGTCCAGGATGATCAGCTCGCGGGGCGCTCCGCGCACCATCACTTTGTAAACGTAGGCGTTGCCCAAGGTTGCATGCAGGCCGAGGGTTTCCATGAATTCGAATGACGTTTGCCAGTCGTTCGGCCTCGCGGAGATGAGCTCGTGCACCTGGTGGTCGCGCGCGACCCTCTTGCGCCGCAGTCCGTCTTTCTCGAAGTCCTGCATCAGCTTGAACGGCACCTGTGCCAGTCCCTGCGAGATCTCGCGCATGCAGGCGAACGCTGCGGATACCTTGAGGGCGGCGTCGAGCGTCACAGCGGGGCCGGCCTTCGACTTGGCGAACAACTCCGGCCAGACGCCTTCCTGGAATGCGACATTCATGCGTTGCGACGCCGGCGCGACGATGGACGAGAGAAATCCCATCAGGCGGCTTTCCGCGCCGCCAGCACGCCCGCAGTTAGCGCCAGCGCGCCCGCCACCAGCCAGCCGGCCGGCGGATAGATCAGGCTTGCCCCGTACGACAGCGCCCCGGCGCCGGCCGCCATCAAGGCATCAGGCCTCCATGCCACGCCGAACGCCGCGATTCGTTGCAGCCCTTTGGCCGCCCGCGCTGCAATCATCTGCAGTGTGTGTTTCATCAGGCGGTTTCCCAGAATGAGAGGCCCGCCCTGCCGACAGGGTTCAGGGCCATCAGCGAGACGGCATCGAACAGGGCCATGAGCGGGTCGATCTTTGCCTTGCCGCTGGCCTGCTTCGTGATGGAGATGGCGTTACCCTTGTCCTCGATCCTGGCATTACCCACGCACCAAGGCATGAGCGTCGATGCCGCGACAAGCAGCTCACCGCCGGCAAGCTTTCTCTCTGTGGTCTTGATCGCCCCGTTCAGGCGCCACCCTTGGCTAACGGCAACCACGTCGCCGCCGGGGTCCACATTGAAGTCGCGCGCAGCCAATTCGTCCACGATGTCGCCGATGCCGGCCGCGTCCACCCCGATCCCGCTTGCCTCTGGCAGCAGGCCGGCGTCTCGCACGCGGCACACGTTGTCCACGAACTCCTGGACGTCCTGGCCCGGACGGTCAACGATAGTGAGGCTGCCTTCGCGCTGGAAATCCAGCAGCCGCGGAGCAATTTCCTTGCGCCGTTCGAGTGCGATCTTGTGCGCCCAGGCATGGAACCACGCGAGCCACTTGCCGGTTCCCCGCTCGCGCCCGACGACAGCTTGCCCGAGCAAGTCATCCAGCCCGCCGCCATCTCCGCCAACCACCGCGACCTCGCAACGGCGCAGCAGCTCGTCGAAGGTCAGGACGACTTCGGATGACGACCAGAAGTCGGCGCCGGCCCACCGATCCGACCGCAGATTTAGGCCGATCTCGATGTTTAGGTGCTTGGCGAGGAACTCCTTGAACTCGTTTTCGCCCTCTTCCTTCGCCTGGCTGCGTAGCTGGGTGATGCGCTCGATGTCCACCGACGCGCCCCAGTTCGGGTTCGTCACGTAGGCGTTCGCCAGATCCTCGTAAGCCTTGGACTTGACCATGGCCTCGGGGAATTCGTAGATCAGCGGCAGGAACTTGCGGTCCTGGATCAGCCCATCGCGCACCTTGCGGGCATAGGCCAATTTGGTCTTGAACACCCCGGCCGGCGGTTCAGCCGACTGGGTCGTCGCGTAGATCACGAATCCCTCGGGCCGCGATGTCAGCCCGCCGGTGGCCTCCAGCAGCATGTTGCTGGCCTTGGCCTGCTTGCCGAATTCATGCAGCTCGTCCACAAAGACGAAACTGGCCTTCTTGCCGCTGACCGTGTCGCTGTCGGCCGCCACCACCTTGAGGGTCGCGCCGGTCTGGATATGGGTGATGGTGCGGAAATAGTCCTGCACCTTCAGGATCTGTTGCAGTTCCCCGTCGGCCCTGATGAAGTCCCGGATCGGCTTGTAGCTGTTGTCCGCGATTTCCTTGGTCGGGCTCAAGATCAAAAGCTCGGCCGACTGGCGCCAGTTCATCAGCAACGCTGTGAGCATGATGGCCGCAGCGATCGTACTCTTCGCGTTCTTCTTGCTGACCATCAGCAGGAACTCGTTTATATGACGCCGGCCGGTTTCCGGGTCTTCGGCGCCGAACACCACCATGACGAAGTCGCGCAGCCAGGGCAAAGCCGCTTCACCCAGCAGGGGCTGGCCGGTGACATCCATCAGCCGAAAGTTGCTGCAACGCTCCCAGGCCTCGGCCGCCACATCGGGGAAAAGCGGCTGGCAAGCGATCAGGGACTCACGCGCCACAATCCGGGGCTCCCAGTCCGGGCAGGCGGTCGTCCAGTCCACGGTCAGAGCTGTTTACCGCCCGCGGCAGCCAAGCGAGGGCCGGAGCGAACGCCATACTTCGGAGCCGCAGGCTTGGCCGGGGCTTCCGGCTTCGTGGCCGCGGCGCCTTTCTTGGCATGCACGTAGGGCAGCAGCGCGGTCAAGGCCTTGAGCTGGGCCGGGCTCACGTCCATGTGACCCAGGGCGATCAATTCCAGCGTTGGGCGCGGGTCCAAAGGCTCGCCATCGACCACTTTTGCCACTTCGGGCGCGATTTCGACCGCCGGCTTCGACTTCCGGCCGGCGTTGGGACGCTTACCCCCGCTCTTGCCTTTCACTCCTGCCATTTGATTTCCTTTTGATTCGAGGGCGAGTTTTGCGCGTGAGGAACAGGGACATTTCCAGAAGGGAAAGCTCCAAAGATCGGACGCCCCCTATCCCCCAGCCTATGCCCCGCCGTCGCGTCAGACTGACGCAGGGGCTTCGATCTCGATCCGGTCAACCCTCGTGCTGCCCGCAGATGCACGCCGTCTGAAGCCAGCCACCCGCCGCCCGCATCCGGTCTTCGCACCTGGTCTTTACCTTGTGGCAATCTCGGGCGATGGCGTAGCGGTTGGAGTCGTCCTCTTGGCCGCCCGCCCATAGAGGGATGCGATGCTCCACTTCGTGGGCTAGGCTCAGGGCTCCTGTGCGCTGACATGTTGCGCAGCAGCAGATGCCGCAGTCCCTGCTCATGATCCGGTCGCGGATGCGCTGGTGGGCGCTGCCGCGGATGCGCTTTGTCGCCATGGTGGCGGCCTGCTGTAGCCGACCCGGCGCCGTTGCGATGCGTGGCTTGAGGGCCTGAAGCTTCACGCCAACCGGCAACGGACGCCGCGCCGAACGATGAAGTGCGCCAGCCAGTCCACTGCACACGGCCAGCCGGTCAGACGATGCACGAGGGCTGCCGCCTTTATCAGAGGGCGCACCCACCACGCAATCTTGACCTTGACGTCGATGGTGCAGATCGCCATGGTGTCAGTTCCGCTCGTCATGAGCTCGGGGCCACCACCGCCGTCAACTCAGGACCGATCACCAATACGCGACACTGCTCCCCGAGCACCTCACGACAATGAGCGCGGATCAATTGGCCTTGCTTTTCCGTTATATGGTGGTCGACTCTCAGCACAAGTGCGCTGCCCGCCGGGATAGTGTGCAGTTCGCCCCTGAAGTGGATTTCGGTAGTCATGCGATTCCTGTGTTCGGGGTTAGTCCAGCCCATGCCGACTTACCTGCTCGCGGCAGGCTGGGGGACTGATGCGGTTCGCACTCGCGTCAGCGAGCCTCTGGAGTGCGCAGGGGACCGGAGAGAACCGGCCATTTGAGCCCCTGGCCGGGCCGCGCGCTGGCTCGCGGAATGAAGGGGGCGCGAGGAAGGTTCGGCGGACCGTCTGCATAGCCCGGACAGGTGTTGCCGGGAACGGGGCGGCCAGCGGTTCCCGTGGCTCCGTGTCGTCACGGAAGCGCGGTAGGCGTTTCACCCTCTCGCGCTGCGGGGTCGTTCTGGCCGGCTTTTTCCGCCGAATTTGGTTGCGGCGGGACGAATTGCACGTCCGACCTTTGGGTTATGGGCCCAACGAGCTTCTACTGCTCCACACCGCAGAAAAAAGTAACCCGCCAGGGTGCGCTGCTCTCGGCGTGACGGGTGTTGTTTATCTCAGCGGGATTGGCCGCTGCTACGGGTCAAAATCGCGTCCACGCCTTCGGAAGCGTGATATGCACGGATGGAGTCGGGAAGGCGTTCCAGCGCCTTTGCGCCAATTTTCTGCGCGGATCTCTCAAGCGCCTGCCGCACCGCGCGGTCGCGCGCCGTCGCAAGGCGATTCGCGAACCCGGGATCGAAACGGACGGTGATGGGCATGGAATTTCAGGGAAAGCATCCCCGCTAAGGTCGGCCCGCAGTCGCTACAGGCATTGAGCCAGGCTGTGGTTGCGGGTGTCTCTGCGGAGAGTCCGGGCGCGAGTCGCGGTAGCAGCGGCTGCGGTCCCTACCACAATTCTAGCCTAGCTGCTGAGCCACACGCAAGGATTCTATGCTTGCGACGGAACCGGGCCAGGAGCGGGCGACGGTGGCATGGCTTTCGGCGGCCAACTTTCGGCAGCGGTCTCCACACCCGCGCGAGTGCGGGCAAGTGTCGGGCGAACATCACTACCGTTCGTCGGATCGCCACACGACCGCTTGACAGGCCCTATTACATGTCCTATATTTAGGACATCGGCAGGGCAATCAGGCCCGCCGCAGCTGGCACAGGAGGCCACATGTCCAAGATCACCACCCCCCGCAATCTCCGCTACAGCGCCTATTCCGCGCAGCAAAGCGGCGTGACTTTCGAGCATCGCGGCACCGTCGAAGGTGCGCGCAGAAAAGCGGCCGCCTATGCGCGCGCGGCGTTCCCGGCCTGGGGATATAAGGGCTACGGTCCGATGCTCGTCGTGATCGACACCGAAACCGGCGAGCGCGTGCTCGAGCAACGCCTGTGATTTGGCATGAGGACCGCATTATGACCAAGACCATCAACAAGATCAGCCGCGACAATTTCGCCGCGACCCTGGCGACTGCCGGGTGGCAGGCCGAAACAATCAACAAGCGCGGCGGCGCGGTTTTGGCGCGGGTGCGCCGCCTCGATGGCGAGGCGAACACGCCGTACGAAGACCGCACGTTCATCGCATCCGAGCTGCGCAGTGGGCGCGTCGTAGAGTGCCGCAGCGAGATCGGGAAGGATCGCAACGGATGCCCAATCGTGCGCTTGATGCCGCTCCAATGAGCCGGCTGCTGGTCGAGTGCGGAGAGGCTCTCTATGGTCCCCTGTGGCAATCGGCACTCGCGCGCGACCTCGCCGTCTCCGATCGCACCATGCGCCGTTGGGTTGCCGGGGCTGGTGTCCCGGAAGGTCTATACGTCGATCTACTCCGGCTGACTCAGGAGCGCGCCCTGTTGCTCGATCTTCTCGCCGAGCGATTGCGCGAGTTGACTCCGCCCTAAGCATCGACGCCCCCCCTTCCACACCATTGTGGGAATCTACAACCGGCACCAATACGACGGCGAGCGCCTGGACTGGCTCACACGGCTTGACGCGCGGTTTGAAGAGCTTGCGAAGGCCGCGGCTTCCTAGCCGCAGCAATCAGCGTTCAGCGATTTCACGGACACGATGCACGGCCCGCGCGCTGGCCGTGCGCATCAAGTGCTTGGTCATCGGTGGCTGGCTGATGATGCGCACGGCGGTTCGTACCAGGGCCTCCAATGCGTCGGCGGATTGGTGCAGCTCATGCGCTGCACCGCCTCCTTGTTCATGCCGTTCGTGGTCGTCGGCAAGCGAGCGAAGCCTCGCGATGAATCCTTCCACAACCGGGTTTGCGTCCAGCAGTACCCAGGCATGATCGCGGGCCCCTTGCTGTGTCAGCTCGCCAGATTCGTGTGCTTGGCTCATCGCTTCAGTCCTCCCGCGTCAGCAGTGCTGTTCCGGTCGAAGATGCCAGGCAGCGCCAAGCCATATTCCGCAAAGTGAACCGCGCCACACTTGTAGCATTGGCAATGCACGATGCCGCGCTCGTCGCGCTTGCTAAGGTCCGCAAGGTCGTAGCGGTGCTCGCACTTGCGGGAGCACAGCCACAGGATGCCGAAGCTGCCTGCGGCCATTGAGCCGATGAACAACACGAATTGAATGCTCTCGCTCATCGCTTCACCGTCGCGATCTTGCTGGGGTGCACCTTCTCGGCCAGATCGGACAGCGGGTCAATCTCGTAGTGCTCGCCGGGTGGGAGCGGCTCCACCGCAAGCATGTCGCCGTGCACCGCCTCCTGCGCGAGCAACCAGGCTTGCCAGTTGTCCGGCGTGACACCACTGGCGTCCACATCAGCCAGGGCCGGGAACTGGCGCAGCAGGTGCGGCTTGCACTCCTCGGACACGCGGCCGAGTTGGTGCGTGTAGATGCCGTCGCCAGTCATGAAGTTGAGGATTCGGTAGATGCCGTCTATCGGGCACAGCAGCGTGCCGGTGGTGACGGTCAGCACCGCGCCGAGCGAAAAGGATTCGGTCGTCATGTCGTTCTTTCGTTACTCTGCGCATCAGCAGCCGGTGAGCCGACTGGCACGCCATGAGCGCAGCGCGCCAGGCGGGTAATCAACGTGGCAACATCGGCAGGCTCCCAAACCGCAAAGAGCTGGTCGGCATCGAAAAGACCGTCGCGGCTCTGGCAGTCAAGGTCCACAGAAACCGACTCGCCACGCTCCTGCGCAGCCGTCAGCTTGTCGTGAAACTCGCCGCTGTCGTGGCAGTCGATGGCGTCGCTGATCGGCTGATAGAAGAAGTCGATTTCCCCGAAGCTGTCACCCTTGATGCACAGGTCCCCGAAGATGCACGGCTCGTATTTCGAGAACACGGTGTTGGCGGGCAGCGCCAGAAACGTCTTGCGGTCAACGATCTTCATGGCTCTTCCCTTCGGGTGAATTCACGCCATAGGCGAGCGTCAGCAGGCGCTTGCAGTCGGCAAGCACCAGGTCAGGGTCTTCGGGATCGGCGGGGATGCGCATGCACCCCTGACCGTTGACGATTCGCTGTATGGCCGCGTCAATGCGCGGCAGCAGAACTGCTACTTCTTCGGCGTTCGGCGCTTGCGCCGTTCCTTCCATTCGCTCCAGCCGATCGCAATCAGCAGGCCCAGCACCGACAGCAGCGTCACGGCCAGCACCACGGCCACCGCCCAGCCGTCCGCGTTCCGCATGTTGTTGATCACCACCATCGCGCTGCCACCGACCATCGCTGTTTTCCTGTGATTGAGAGGATACCGCCACGCCAGAATCGGCTGTGCCCCAAAGTTCCCGGTAGAAACTCAGGATGTAGCTGCGGGCCTGGTCGATGGGGAGGCGCGGAACCTCGTGCAGTGCCCAGGTGATCCGCCATCGCAACCCGGCGCGCTGCACGGTGAACGGATGCAGTGTGTGCCCGACGATGTGCCGGTAACAGCTCCGATCGAAGGCGGTCGGTCGGTGCCATTCGATGCTTTCTAGCTGGCACCCATAAAAGCCGGTGGCCCGGTAGATGATGCCGTTCACGCGCACCATGCGCTCTACGCGATCGATGTGGGCGTGCGGGATCGGCACGGAAACGGGGGGTACGGGCGGATTCATCGCCTCTTCCCTCCATCCGAGTTCACGCCAGGGGCGGCTTCCAGCTCGTCCAGCACGGCTCGCAGTTCTGCGGCGAACACATCGCCTCTCCATCCGTCAACAGCGCCGAGCCTGCCCTCGTCCAGTCGGTGACGAAGCGCGGCGATGGTGGTTTCCTCAGGGGCCCACTGACCCTCAAGCCCGTAGCAGGAGCAGTGCCCGCCGTTCACTTCGTAGAGCTTGCCGTCTTTGCGCGCCAGCACGAAAGCATCACCGCTGTAGTTCTCGTAGGCATAGCTGGCGAGAAGAATCTCGAAGCCCTTGAACTCGGGTTTCTCTTCCAGAGGCAGGGCAGACCAGCGCGTGCCGGCGAAGTCTTTGAAAGCATCGGTAGCGGTGCCGCCTTCCCAATCATTCAGGAGCTTCATGGCAGCTCCACCGTCTCGCCAAACTTGGCATGACAGTACGCGCGCATGGCGGCGATCGGGGGAGTGGGGCCGAGTCCGTCAGCCTTGAAGGCGTCCACGTCGATGTAGCCGTTCTTATAGCCTGAGTGGTGCTGCCACAAAAACGCCATCCATTGATCGCCAGACCACGCCGTCGCGATTTGATCCCGCTCGATGATCGGGCCGCCGTCCTCCCAGCGCTGCGAGGGCGCGAAGTGTTCGCCATAGGCCCATTCGCCGGGCATGCCCAAGTGGATCGGATCGTGCGGCCGGGTCGGGTCGGTGCACCACGCTCCGTCCACGATCCAGCCCATCGCCTTCGCCACTGCTGCATCCAGAAGGGCTCCCGATAGTTCAGCGACTGCGTATTTCATGGCGAGGTCTTCTGATCTTTCCGGCCGAACATCTCTGCAACCACCAATGCGGCTCCGGTGGGCAGCGGGGCGGAGATAACTCCGCGTCGCTCCGTTCGGCCGGCCGTCATGTCCTGGATACCCGCCGCGTAAATTGGCTCCTTGTCCTCGGGCGTGCGGTCCCACACCTGTAACCCGTCATAGTCGCTGGTGGATAGCACCACGCCATGCTTCTTGCATAGCGCAGACAGTTCCTCAACGAACGCCCGCGCCTTCGGGCTTGGATTCTCGCCATCGGCGAAGTAGTCATTGGGCGTGCTCATTTTCCTTCAATCCTCTTCCCCGCCGGGCAACATCCGCTTCACTTCGGATACACCCGATCCAGCATGACCTCGCCGCGGCGCTCGGCTACGTTGCTGGCCGCGATGAGCGCCGCGCGCTGCGTTGCGTTGTACCCGAGCGGCTGGACTGCATCCCATTCGGGAGTGGCGGCCAGCATTGCCTCGGCGACGGCCATAGCAGCTGCGCAACTCACGAAGACGCGCCCACCGCAGGACAGGCGGTAACCGGTGCTGGCAAGGCTGATGGCGAAGCCCTCTTTCCCACCCTGCATCAGATTCACCGACAATTCGCCCCGACACATGGATTCGATCGTGGACGGCACGCCGTCATTCACGACAGGAATGATCCGGCGCTCCCAGCCGTCGCGCTCGGTGAGCTCCCTTTCGGCGGAGCCTCGCTTGGGCCACGGGATAGTTGGGTCGGCTATTTCGAGGCCAAAAGATGCGACTTGTTCCATCTTGAGATTCTTTCAGTCTTCGTCGTTTCCGGGCTGCATGCGCTTGGACAAGCGATCGATCGGCGGGATGGATGCGAGGGCCTTGCGGCGGGTTTTCAGCGTATGCGTCGACAGGTGCGCACACTGATCTAAGTGATTCTCCAGCTTCCGCCCATCCTGTCCGTGAGGGACGCGGGCCTCACCGGTTCCACCGCACCCGCCGTTGGCGGGCGGAGGGCACGTCCGGCTCGATAGGCCCGGGGTGCCGTGGATTGCCTGCCACTTCTGCCCATGACACAGAGGACACTTGGGGTCCAGCCAGTGCAGCAGCACCGCGGCAGCGGCCCTGGGTTCAATGCCCTCCTGCGCGAGCCACGGGGACAGCTTCTCCCACACGGCCTGCCGCGATTTCAGGCGGCTTGCCAAGATGCGCAGCTCGTTCCGATGCCACTTGGCCGCCTCGGCGCGCGCGCGCGTCATCACATCGCCAGGCCTCTGGGCGCCTGGGTCAGGTGGACCCCAGCGCATGCGGGCCTGCGCGTCTTCCCGGCGCAAGCGGTCTGCAATGGCCTTCACTTGGTCCTCGGCGGCGCGCTTCGGCTTTGCCGCGGCGCTCCATTCCGAGAGCAGCCAGCGCAGCGCGGAGCCGAGTTCGCTAGCGCTCATGGCCACATCACGCAAGACATCCGCAGCGCTTCGCCTGTCAGCGTAGTGCTTCAGGCTACTGGTGTTCGTGGCGCTTTCGTACATCTCTTCGATAGATGGGCGCTCGGGGTTGTCTCCGTCTGGTCCGAACATGGCTGTACTCCTCTTCCCCTTTTGCTTTAGAACCAGCGAGCGGCCGCAATCCAGCCAAGCACGGCAAAGGCTGTGCTGATGGCCGCGCAGATCGCGTCGTACTCCTTTCGCGGCGGCATGATCGATGCAAGCGCCCACACGGTGAAAAACGCTGCGCTTGAAAATATGTACGTTGCGATCATGAAGAGTTTTTTCCTTGCGCCGTCGAGGGTAGCGCGTTACCCGCTAATCTGAGGACCGCTTGAACATCCAAGCATTGATTTCGCCGGGCTCGCGCGTGTAGCAACCGATCTCGCCGTCATAGCGCAGCCCCTCTCTCTTCCTACTTGTCGACCTTGAGGAACGGAACCGGCGCACCCGCGTAGATGGCCTGCGGCAGCTTCCCGTCCCACCTGCCTGCCTTCGCCATCTCCACTTCGATGCGCCTAAGCTCCAGTACATCTTTGTTTTGAGCCAGGGCCGCGTTTTGAATCTTGAGCGCATCGGCTTGCGCCGTAGCGACCTTGAGGTTTGCGTACGCTTCGCCATCCGCCTTGGCCCGCAACGCTGCTGCCTCAGCCTCGGCAATCGCCACCTTCTGCTTCTGCTCGGCCTCGACGGTCTTGAGCTTGTTGTCGGCGGCGAGGCGTTTTTGCTCCTGCGTAACCTTGTCGTTGATGGCATCCATGTATGCCTTGCCGAACTCAAAGTTGCGCATGTCGATGCCGATCACGACCGCGCCGAACTGCATCACCTTGGCCTGAAGGCTGGTCTTGATGTCGTTCGCCACTTGCGCTCGTTTCGCAATCAGGTCCGGCGCCGTGTAGCGCGCGGTCACGGACTTCAGCGCGTCCGACGTGGCAGTCTGCATGTAGCTGGTGAGGTCACCGTTGCGGCTGTACTTCTCGAACACCTCGGCGACCTTGTCGGGCGCGATGTTGTAGCGCACCGTCATGGAAACCGTCACCGGCTGGGTGTCTGCGGTGGCCCCATCTGCCTTGTCGATGTCTGCCTGCTCGGCTCGGATATTGAAGTTGTCCAGACGCTGCCACGGCGGCAGGAGCACCAAACCCTCGCCCTCAATGCCCTTGATCGCGCCGAACTGCGTCACCACGCCGCGGTAGCCGGTCGGCACGATGCTGAATGGCCACAGGACGGCCAGCATGATCAAGACGAAGACAGCGCCGGCGGCGGTCATCACGATCTTGGCGACCTGCGGGTCTCCTCGGTCATCGATAAATTTCATGTTCTTCCTTCAGGGTTGTGCAGCCGAATCCGCGGCTGCTTCGGGTTGGTAGACGTTCGCATTCAGTTGGTTCAGCGCCCACAGCGCCGCCCGCCTGAATCGCTCTGGCTCGCTTGGGTCGACGGCGATTCGGCGCCACTCAAGTAACTGGCGCAGATGCGCAGCCATGAACGCCCTGCGTTTCTCTGCGCGCGGCGATCCTGAAAAGTCATACCACTCGTGACACGGCGCGCAGCCCCAGCATGTGCAGGCGTCGCTTTGCTTGAGCGACATGCCCTTTCCCTCGTTACGGTGGCAGGCGACTGTGGTGTCGCCGCGCACTCCTTGGCAGCGCTCGACGGCCGTAAGAAGGCACGGGCGCCCCTCGGCCATCTTCAGCAGTACCGGATTGCGCCCTGGCTCGGTCTTGGGCATCGCCCTCACTTCGCTGCCTATGCGCGCGATCACGCCTCGACGTAGCGATTGCACCCTCGGCACCGCTGCCGTCCGCAGCTCTGCGATGTCGCCCTGATCGTAGGCGAGGCTCGAGGCAGTGCCGACGGGGCGGCGGAACGGAGTGCGCTTGATGGCGGATCGCTTCATGCGCCTATCTCCAGCTGCTCGGGCTTTTTCTGCGGCTCCGCATCGAACAGCGGGCGCTGCGCGTAGGCTTGTTCTATGCGGCGGCAGGCAATGTCGAATGCCTCCGGGTCGACTTCGCAGCCGATGAACTTCCGGCCCGTTCTCATGCACGCAACGCCAGTGGTTCCCGCGCCCATGTGCGAATCGAGAACCGTGTCGCCCTGCCGCGAGTAATCCAGCACCAGCGCCTCCATCAGCGCGGTCGGCTTCCCTCCCATACGGGCCTTATCGTTCCACCCCGGCCCGGCGATGTAGCCGCCCGGCAGGGTTCCCCACTTCATCTGCGCCTTGGTGCGCGCCACCACGATCCAGTCGGTCCAGCTATTCGGGCCGTCACCCGAGAGTCGCACGCTGCGCCCCGGCTGATAGAACGGCAGCGGGGCAAAGGCATACCGACCGGCCTGCTCCAGCGCCTTGCGAACCACTAAGGCGAGGTCGCTGTCGGTCATCCAAACAATCCAGCCGGAGCAGCAGGCGGCATATGCGCGGGCCAGTTGGTGCGCGGCTTCTTCGCTCAGGGCTGCATACCCCAGAGCATTGCGTGCGGCTCCATCCCTCGCCTCGGCTGCGCCAGAATCGTGGCCGGTATGGCACCGCTCGGAATACGGCGGGTCGGTGATGACCGCATTGATGCCCTCAAGCTGCGGTAGCACGTCCCAGCAGTCCCCACGGTACAAGGTGGCATGCCCGATTACTACAGGATTCGTCATTGGCCATCCGCCTTCTCGCGCCGGAACTGCAGGTACTGCTCTTTGGTGTTCATGGGGCTCGCCTTCAGTCCTTGTACAGAAGGCTGATGACTTTGAATGACCAGCTCGAATCAAGCGCGCGAATCACGACGCCCTCGGCGTGCTTGCCGTTCGGGTACTTGATTTCGGCTAGCCTGCGCAGCTCGTCGTCGGTCATGCCCGCTGTGCCGTTCGTGACGAATCTCGCAGTCGGCATGCCGAGCGCATGCGCTTGGTTGACCAGCTCTGCCCATGACAGGTAGCGATGCTCACGCGTATCGCGCAACGTGAAGGCGCGCGCTTCGATTTCGGCGAGTCCCATCGGGTTCGATTGCACGCCGGGGCCGACGACCTCGAATTGCAGCGCCACGCCCTGCGGCAAGCGCTCCAGGCCGTACTTTCGCGCCGCGACCCAGTACACATTTTTCGCTCCGCTCGCCGTGAACTCCTTCAGCTCCCAATTGCGCGAACAGACATGCAGGCCGGCGTCGTCAACATAGGCGGTGCAGCTTGACCCGTCCGCCTTTTCCGTCACATACCATGGCTCGGTGCGCATGCGTTCAACCAGCCCAGGCACACTCTGGAAGTTAGGCTCGTCGGTCTTAGGGATGTGGCCCTGGAACGCGCCGACGATGTCGCCTTGCATGCCATGAGGAATCGGCTTCTCGTACTTCGAGACGCCGAGCGCCTCGGCCAAATCAGTACCGGGCGTCATATGGTCCGCACTCTTCACGATCAGGCACTCGCTGGGAACACCTTTGAAGCGCGCCATCCGCACGCGCCACTTGTGTTTTTCCATGAAGGACCAGCGTTCGTCTGGCGGCAGGAGCGCGTCCTGAAGAAACACGATGGCCGAGTCGCCGGCGGTGATGTCCTTCCCCACGACTCCAGACCAAATTCCAGCGCTTCCGCAAACGACGGTCGCGGCCTGAATGAAGTCAGCGCCCTCGATGGGCCTCACTTCGATGATTCGACCTGCTACGGCTACTTGTGCCATTGGTTCCTCTCAGGGTTGTGCAGCAGAGTCCGCTGCTGCCTCGTATTGGTAGAAGTCGATGGCAATGCAGCCGATCAGACGCATGGACGCCGCATCTGCCACAAGCGCGCCGGTGAGGAATGGCTTGCTCGGGACGGAAGCTGCTTTATGCCTGCGCGGGTCATACGCTAACGGCGTTGGACCGCGCTGAAGGGTCATCGCTCGTCGCGCCCTCGCCGTCGCATTTACAACATCCAAGGGGCTCACGCTGCCACCTCCGCGATCTCTCCGGTGTCTTGGTCAACCATCTCGTGCTTGCGCTTGGTGCGCGCGCCGCGCAGCTCCGGTGGCAGCGGTGCCGATGCTTCGGTTCGGTCGCACCACTTCATGCGGCCAGCTCCAGGACTTCACCCGTCTCTTCATCGACCTCGCCGGCCAAGCTAGCAATGCACCACCTGACGGGAACATCGCGATTGCTTCCCCATGCCATGATGTATTCACTCAGCTCGGCGCACTCGGCGCGAGTGAGCTTGCTGGTATGGCGGAACACAACATCCACGCCGTGGCCATCCAGTGCGCGAAGAATTTCGACATGCTCGCCGCGAAGGCGCAGCCACGCGGCCGTGAACAGGCGCTTCCACGTGTCCGTGTCGCGCTTGCAGCCGTCCCATTCGAGCTGTTTTGCAATGTCGTTGATGCGCGAGTGGAGAAGTTTGTTTTGTTTGTCCGAGCGGTTTTCTAGCCTCACCTCCAGCACTAGGCGATGGCCGGCAACCAGCATGCTCTTTGTCCATTGCCATGCGCGAAGCAGTTCCTGATAGCCCTGTTGGGCGTTGAACAGTCTGAGGCTGATGCGGGATTCCGTCATTCGCGGTGCAGGTAAGCTTCGAGCGGGCCAGCGATGATGCGGAGCGCGTTCACGATCCGACCACGGGGCCGATGGTCCCGTCCATTTCATACCAGCGGAACTCGCCGACCGGCTTGTGCATTTGGCACGTGCAGCAGTACGTCGCGCCGTAGAACTTCGGGTCGCGCGCATACGTTTCCGACAGCGCACGGCCCATCGTCGTGACCGTGCCACACGCATCGTGCTTGTACGCATCGCGGTACGGGCGAGCGAATCCTTTCGCGCGCTCTTCTTCGCTGAGGACAAGGTAGACCGTGTTCTGCGGACCGGGCTTGTCGTCGCCGCCGCGCCCAAGTTCGGGATGGTTCGGATCGGTGGTGAGGCTCATTGCGGCTTCCCCTCGATTTCCATGCGCGCACGAAAGGCGTCTGCGGCGGCCAGGAACAGCTTCATCGTGAACTGCGTGATGACGACGCTGCCGTCTGGCATATCGAGCCGCAGCGCCACACTGTCGTTCCCGCCCAGGGTTCCCATTGGCAGTTTTGCGATGGACGGCGCGCCGATGTGGCTATCCCACTTCACCTGCGCTGGCGCCTTTTCGTGCAGGTCAGGCCAGCATCCATCGCCGTCGAGAATAATGTTGAGTTGAGGCATCACGCCCCTCCTTTCTGTTCACCTTCGGAAGACGTAATCACGCCAGAGGAGGCAATCTCTTCCCGGATTCCCTGCAGCATCTTCATTGCCATTTCGGTGACGCTGGCGTGCCGCACACGGTCGAATGCCTCCATTGGCAAACACCGCGACAGGAATCCGAGATAGAACTCGCGGATGCCGTCCACGGTTCGCTGATCTGGAGAGCGAGCGTCGCCCGTGCGGACCTTAGCCATTGCTCATCCCTCCATCTGTGGTCTCGCCAGAGGCGATGCACCAAGCGATGGGCGTCTCGTCGTCCAATCGACGCAGCAGTCCGGCGCGCTCAAGCGTCCTGCACTCCAGGCTGATAAGCGCAGAGTGCGCGCGATTGCTTTCATGGCCCGGCTGTCGGGCGACAAAGGAAGCAATGTTGCCAATCACGAAGCCGCCATAACCGGAGTCGAAATTCAGCGCTCTCAGGATCGCCAACTGAATGCTTGTCAGGTCAGCCATGTTTCGGCCCTTTCGGTTCATCAAATGACAAGAGAGAACCCGTTGCGGCGCGGTTTGCCGTCCGTGTGAATGCGGTGGCGAAGGTAGATAAACACACGACCCCGCCTATCTTTCGCGGCAACGCCATTTGGAAGAATTTCGACGATAGTCAGCACGCGATTGATGTTCACGCGCGGGTCGTTGTCCTTGATCTGCTGTCCAATTTGAAGATCAGACATGAGACGGTCCTTCCACGCCATGAGCGGCACAGAGGCCGCGCAACGTTGCCTCCTGTTTTTCGTTGAGAGTTTGGCCAGACAAAAGAATGCCGCCGTAGCCGAATACGATCTGGCGTTCTGTGTAATCCAGCTGTGAAGTGGGTTCTTCTACTTGAGCGAGCATTTGCGCTTGCGTTTCACGGTCAGACATGTTCCGGTCCTTTCGCGCCATCGGCGTCCATGCGGCAGCCGATCAGGCGCGCATACAGCCGTCGCCCCAAGAGGCCGCGCATGAAGCGCCCGAGGTATCCGATGCACGCGCCGCAGCGCTGGCATTGCCACGGTTCGTAGGTCATGGCTTGCCTCATGACTCCATGCCCCTTATGAACAGCTCCCACTTCACCGCAGCCCCAACGCGCGTCCTTACGCCCATCTTGCGGAAGACTCCTGTAAGGTGGGTCTTGACAGTGATCTCGGCAATGTTCAACCGTTTGGCAATGGCCTTGGTTGTCTCAAGTTCAAACAGGAGGGCCGCTGCTGCCTGTTGACGGTCATTCAGACCCCACGGGTCACTCTTGCGCCTTTCACACGGCACGATGTATAGACTGTTCATCGGAAGACATCCATGAGAGTCTTGATGGCCTCCCCGCTCCGAACCTGCTGCGTCGTGAAGCGCAGGACTTTCCAGCCGAGAATTGCGGCTGCGTTGTATTTCTCGATGTCTTTCGTGAACCCGACCCCGGTCGTGTGGCGCCCTTTGCTCCACACCCCGCCCTCTACTTCGACCGCAAGCTTTCGCTCACGCCACGCGAAATCAAATCGCCAGCGACGATTGACGTGGAAGCGCCATTCGCGCTGGGGCTGCGGAAGTTTCTCGGCTCGGATGTGAAGAGCCATCAGCTCCTCTCCTTCGCTTGCAACTCGCGTATTAGCGCCGGGAGCTGCTCGTACGACGGCGTTTGCATCAGCTCCCGCAGGCGATGTCTTGCGTGGTCTACGGCTCCGGGCATCTGCGCCATCCAGTGGAGATGTCTGGCCTGTTCCTGTAGGTGCGATTGCCAATCGAGCATCGGTCATGCGGCCCGCGCCCCCAATCCGGCGAACGGGTTGACGTAGTCCACTCTCGCCTTGCCAAGGCGAATCTGACTCACGTAGGTAGGATCGATACCGAACTCATCGGCGACCTTTTCGATGGGGCCTTTGCTCGCCCTGATGAGCGCAACTGCCTCATCGCTCAACTTGCTTTGCGATCGCTTGGTCGCGGCGATCTTGGCTCGCTGCGTGAGCGGGAGGGCCTTGCCGACCATGATCTTGCTCTTGCTCATCGGCTGGATGTGATCGGGGTGAACGCACAGGTCGGTACCGCATGTGCATCGCGCGTTGTGGTTGCACGGGAACGCGCGCCCGTTCACCAGCTCCCACACCATGCGGCGAACCAACACGGTTAAGTGGCCGACGCGCGCTTGCGGTTCCGTGCCGTGCGCCGCGGCAAGCTTCCAAACCAAGCAGCCGTCAACCTCTGCGCAGCGCGCATGCAGCCAGTCCAGGCCGATTTCGGTCATGCCGGCTCCCGCATATCGACGAGCTGCTGAAGCGGCTTGAAGCTGATCGCCGCCTTGCCGCTGCCACCGCCGCGGAACACTTGCCTCGCTTTGTCGACGTTGCCCACGACAGCGGGGCGCGGTGGAGGCAATCCCTTTTTCTCGTATTCCGAGTCGGGCGAGCGATCGCCAGCAAGACGACGCGGATAGTCGAACTCGCCTCTTCCGGCATACGCTCGGTAGCTCTCGCAGAAACGGTGTTGCAGGTAGCTCAGCTCCTTCAGCTCCGCTCGGCAAACCTTCGGCCAGCCGCCCAAGTCTTCGATCACAGCATGGATCGCGGCATCGTCAAAAACGATATCGGTGTACGCGCCGACGCGAGCCATTGCGTCGTATGCCTTGCCCCAGGCAAGCTGTGCGCGGTCCGTCGCCGTACCCGCAAGCACGCGCAAGATATCGGCCACCTTCGGCGCGTACTGGCCGCGCTCCGGGTCCATGGCATGCGCCGTCAGCGCCTTGGAAACCTGCTCCAGCTCGAAAGGCTGGCAGGCTTGCCACCACACGCTCAGGGTGAACTCGGAGACGGGTTTGCCGTAATAGCCGAGGACATCGGAAACCGTGGTGAGAAGCGCCGGCTTGTCACTGATTTTCATGAGCTTTTTCCTTCTCGAGAACGCGCCGTACCACGTCGGCGTTAGCCGCCTCTAGGGCCTCTTGCGAATTCGGGCGAGACTTGCCCGCGCTGAGCGGCGGAAGCGCTGCGGCAAGCCACTCCAACGGCTGCAGCGGCTTGTTCTTTGCGCATTCCCCCAGCGCATCGACAACAGCCCATTCGCCGTGCTCCTTCACCCTGCCGCCGAGGAATGACCGCGCCTGCTTTTCTGGGGTACCAGCGTTCACCAGCAGCGCCAGGCCGTAGCCGAAGATGATTTCTTTCGGGTCGGTCAGCTTTGGCGGCTTGCCGCCCGTACCGATAGGTACGGAACTAGATCCCTGTCCCTGTCCCTGTCCCTGTCCCTTGCGATCGGGTGGCGACTCCTGGGGCGAGTCGGGGGGCGAGTCGCCCACCCCTACCCCATTACCCCCCTCGTTGACATCGGGGGGCGATTGGGTGGCGATGATTGTGAGGAGCGCTTTCTTGTTCAGCGACTTTGACTTTGGATTGATCACGCGCAACATCGAGACGGCAAGGCGCAGCCGCTCTACATCAGCCGATGTGTCGATGGCAACGCCCCAGCGCTTCGCGTTACCCGCGCTGCCGCTGATTGAATTCAGGAGTTTCTCGACCCATGCCTCCAGCGCCTTTTCGGCGACCACTGGGTGATACAGGCGGGCGTCGCTGCAACGAATCCAGCCGCGAAGTGCTTGGGCCTTGACCTTCGACCACTTCTCAGAATCGGCAAGCTTTCGCAGCAACCTGTCATTCTCGGGAAGGCTCGCCGCCGGCACCTGGTGCCAGCTCTCGAACCAAAGCGCCACTGCCGCCGCGCGCTCATCTCCGTTGCCGAGCGACCATGTCTCGGACTTAAGGAGCCTGCGCACCATGACCGGCATGAACTCGAAGTCCTGCAGGTCACAGTCGGCCGGCGTGAGCGGCGGGGGAACTTCGGACAACAGCTTGTCTCTTTATGGCTTGCCGTTGAAGACGCGAAGCTCGGTCTTCTCCGCGATCTCGTTCCAGACAGCGGAAACCGCGTCCTCGATGATCTTGTGCGGGCGGATCAGCTCGTACCACATCGACAGCGACCCGCCGTCAGCAATGCGGTAGCGCAGTCGCGCTTGCACCGCGTACCGCTGCCCACCTTCGAGGACAGGTATGCCGAGCGTGAATTCCTCGGGGACCTGAAGCTTTCCCTTCGCGGCGGTGCCGCTGATGTGCTCCTCGTAGGTGAGTTCGTTCTGTCCGTTCGACAACCGAATGCCGCTGGCGAAGTTCACCTTCTTCTTCGCCTCGAGGCTGCGGCTGATTTCCAGCATGTCGGCGGCCGGCGGGACGGCAATGTCGGGAAGGTTGTTCTCTATGAATGCGGCAAAGTCGGCCTGCCCCATCTGCCTCCCGGATGACCCGAGCCACGCCTTCCATTCCGGCGACAAGGGGCACGCGTAGCTGGCGCGGTAGTCCTTCCATGCGGGATCGTCGCCATAGTCGTTGAAGACGGCCAAGAATGCAGGCGGTTGGAATTGCCCGTAAAGGCGCGTCGTCTCGCCCTTTTGCACGTTCACGTACTCGACGAAGCTCGCGACATCGTTGAGCGTGACCGTGCCGCGTTTGCGCGTCGGACTCGCCAGAAACTTCTCGGCGTCGTGCAACGCGTAACCTTCCGGCAACACGACGTAGGGGAAGCCATCGATTTCCCTGTGACCCGCGAGAGCCGTGCCAGCATTCAGGGCGGCTTGGATGTTGTCGTCCATCGCTTACCCCACCCGGCGCAGTTCGCCGGTTTCCATGTTGACACTGCGCAAACCATCAATGGAGAGCTGCCTCGGGTCTTCACGCTGGAGGTTGCCCTCGGGCGTGGCGAACATGATCGAGCTGCCGCGCTCCTCCTTCGGAGCCTTGATCGCGATGTCATCGAACACCTCGATCTGACCGCCCTTGCCAGGCTTCAGCTTGATCGACAGCTTCAACTCGCCGACTTTTCCGGTTTCCGCGCAGACGGCGACAAGCTCATTGAGGGCCTTCGTGAGGTCGTCATTGAGCGTGCCAAAACGCAGCGCGACCAATGTGTCGGTAAACGGTCTGTGACCAGCCATATAGATTTCTCCTGTGTTAAGCGGCAGGGCCGCAAAGTGATGTTTTTGCCCCGTGAAGCGGCGCCCCCACCCTCGCAAGCTCGCGCGTCCAAAATCCGACCTCGCCAACGTTCACGAAATCGCTCTCGCGCTCCCAACGAGCGAGGGCTTCCTCGCGCTGGCGACGGCAGTGCGCGAGGTAGTAGTCGCGTTCGAAGTCATCGTTGAAGTGCAGTAGGCCGCGCCCTACGCGCGGTAGCGGCAGCGGCTGACCGTCGCTGCAGGAATCTGCAGGAAGATGCATGCTGAGGGAATTTGTAGGCGTGGCATGGGTCGGATGGGCGCAGGACATCGCGGTTCTCAGGTCAGGCTCTTGAAGCGCTTGTGGTCGTCCCCGCCCGACCGCGGACACAGCCAACGTTTCGGCTCCAACGGGTCGAACGTAATGCGCATGGGCGCTGTGGCGATCGAAGTCGGCCGGCTCAGTTCCGCACGTCCCGCTTGCGTGATCTCCAGCATGTCGTCGTCGCGGTGCACCACCAGGCCCGCGCTCTCCATCTGATCGACGTACACGCGGACCTGATGCACTGACAAACCAAAGTTGCGGTCGTAAATGGATTTCGCCTCCTGCGAGACCGCGCGCAGGATTCGGTGCTTTTGCTCGGTGCTCAATGGGTGGCTCCAAGGTGAGGCAGTTGCCTTGCGGCTTCGTAGGAAGCTCCAGCCTCTTCGGTCGCCCTCTCGCGTGCACCGACCGAGACCTCCTCGGACACGAACTGCGTGAGCCGCCCCTCGGCGCACTCGCTGCGCACAAGCCAGCTCTTGCCGTCGTGGCTTGCGTAGAAGTTCACTTCGGCGCCTCGCTTTCCGTGGATGTCGTCATGCGCTGCAACGCGCTGTAGTAGCCGCGCGAGAACTCGGCGTGGTGCTCGGGCTCGAAGTGAGCGCAGTACAGGCTCGAAGGCTTAATCCCCGTTTTCTTGAAGTGGCGCGCCGCATTGAGCGCCTGCTTGGTAATCACTGCGTGAGGAACTATCGACTCGTTCATGCGACCGCCTTGAGTTCGTTGCGCCGCTGAACGCGTTCAAGAGCCCTCATCGCGCGCTCCATCGTCCCCGCCGCAGACTTCACAACTTCGGCCAGCTTGAGTTCCTCGTCTTCCGGGGCCTTTCGATCCGGCCGCGCGTGCAACGTCTCATCGCATGCGTACATCAGGGGGTCGTAGCATTCGCAGAACCGCATTAGGCGTACGACCTGGCCAAACGTAAGCCGCTGGTCCCCGGTAGGGTTCGCGCAAGCTTTCAGCCGCGCGTAGGCGCTTTCCGGCTTCATGTCCGGGAACACGTGTGCGGCGACTTCCTTCCACGACTTGCCGCTGTCGTTCACGGCCTGTGTAATGGCATCGAATTCATCGTCGTAAAACAGCTTCACTCAGCCCTCCATAAGAGTTAGGGGTCGTTAGGGGTGCTTCGCAAGACAAAAAAAGGGACGATCCGTCGCATGCCTCAACAGCGAATTACTTCGAACAAAAAGCCCGAGCCCGAAGTCCAGGGAAGTCCGCGCCGTCACCATTACGGATGTATCGATACGGTTGGCAGGCACGGAGACAACTGGCATGGATTAGCCCGCCTTCCTGCGATCGGGGCCGGTGTAGGCGGGGGTAACGAC